AATTCAAGCCAGCCGCAATCTGCTGCGTAGGTTCTTATGAATAGATCGACGCTCACTTGGGAATGCAGAGAATGTCGTATTGGGGAATCCCTGCCTCTGGGAAGGGAGTAATATCATAATCAAACTGCTCTAGGAACCGATAAATCTCTGTGGCAGAGGCATCCTGCTGGTTCAGAGCATATTCATTGATCTCAATCCACATCTTCGGCCTGCGCCTCTCAATAGTCTTCTTTGCCCCCTTCAATGCCTTTAACTCGCACCCCTCCACATCCAGCTTCAAGAAATTCAGCTTCGGGAGCTTAAAGCTATCAAGTTCTACCAACTGAATCCAGTTCCCAATATCTCCATTCCCTACAATAGAAGCCCCTGCGTTTGCTCTCTTCTCCAACCAAGCAGGAGCAGAGTTATCAGATAATCCCAAAGGGATAGTATCTGCCTCTGGGCAGTTGTGAACAAGGCACTCAAAGGCATCAGCATTAGGTTCAAATGCCATCACAACTCCTCCCTTCACCTTATCTAGATATGCCCTAGTATGATCCCCAATAAAAGCCCCTCCATCCACCACCCAATCCCATTCCTCAATATGCTCCAGAATAATCGGCAAAGCATACTGATCGTGATCCAAACGCCCAGATTCCTCCACCCACTTCGATATATGGGTGTCTCCTTCAATCACAGCTATTCCATTGGGCAATATCTTCACCACACTTGCTTGCACTATCTGAAATGTTTTGTCTAGGAGGAACAGAGTAATCTGTTAAAAATATGCACTCATTTTATTAACACCTTGACGGAAAAAACTACCATTATTTCTGACAAAACCTACCACTTAAAAATGGTATAACTTACTTACTATCAATAGATAGTACACAATTAATAAGATCTAGTGGTTCCCATTCAATAAAATTACACCCGATCTGGAACAATTTACCCGAATCAACACCAGATTATACCCGATATGGCATCACCAGTTCCATTACAAAACCTATGCACTTCCCAATAAATGTTTAGGAATTGTATCTGAAATGAACTCACGCTTCATCTATTGACTATAATCTAAACAAACAGCGATCCGATTAGACTACATTCTAAATGCATGGTACAGTTCCCAAGTGTAGTGTTCACGCTACCATGAACGGAGATATGTCTAAGAACTACTACATTCTGTCCTTTTGAGAAGGACAGATTATTGAAAATGTGTCCTTTTATAAAGGACAGCTTTACATATTGATGATAATATAAAGTGGCACAGCCCGTTGGAATCGAACCAACCCAGATGCTTTTGGAGAGCTTCTCGCCTATCCTTGGAACATGGGACTGCGATAAAACAATAGCTTGACATTCCCAATCCGCAAGCCTATTTTTCACGAATCAACCAGCAAGACTGGAAGATGGTGTACCCTCTGGAAATCGAGATCGTGTCGAGCCACAGGCGAAGGTATCAGAAGGGGTTGCTGAAGAACACCCGCTCCCTTCTTAAACTTGATGAGCTGTATCTCGTGGTTCCGTCCCTTGCCAGCCGCTTGTTTGTTTCAATCCACCAAGAGATAAGGCTACATAGGACATTGATAGGCCGAGGAAACAAGCAATCCCAACCCAACTATAAGAAAGTTGGCTCTGGGGAGTTTTATGCCTTCATCCAAAACAACAACTATCCTTTCCTTCATGTCGATAAAACACCAATATCTGTACATATACTTTCTATCATGTTTATGTCTTCGACATTTCTTTACATGATTGCTAAAGCAATACTACAACATCGACAAATCTTTACATGACTCATAAATCAAATATCCTACTCAAATCACCACTTATTGATTTATAAATCAATTTCCCACTATGGTAAATTGCTCCATAAATCAAATCTCCCACTAAAACCATGTATAACCAAAAAAACTCTCTATCCTTCAATGCCTACAAAGATGCTACCCTACTAGCGGCAAAGGGCGAGGAATACTCTCATCTCATCTCCCTCATGGAACCAGAATACGCCCTTCGCCTTAAGATCTTCGTTCAAGACCTTCCAGAATCAGTAGCAATGAAGACAATCTACGGTAAATGCCATTGGAAACAACAGAGTGAAGCAAAACAAAAGAGAAAGCGTTGATCTAAAGCTGTCACTTCGGCTTTTTTAGGAAAAATTTTATAGGGGTTTTCGCAAATCGTCGGGTGAAACCTTCCCGACCCGAAGGGGGTGCCCGTCACGCCTTGTCCCACAAAAAGAATTCTTTTAATGTCTGACTATGTAAGACAAGCTAAAGCATGTAAGACAAGATCGGACATCATGCGTGTAAGACAATGCACGACGCTGTAAGACAAAGCAAGACCCGAGTGTAAGACAAGCTACTACACGCCCGATGTCTTACAATGTCTCACCTTGTGCTGTCTTACAAAGTGCTAACTGGTCTAACCCGAACTGTAGGACATTGACGGACAACATAGCACCTTCCTTTTCCTGTCCTATCCCGAAGATCGTCTTACCAGCGTTGGCAAGGTCTACCATCTTCCGCGACGCTTCAAGCGCGGAGAGATCGTCGAGATCGGTTAAGGCGTTGGCCGCTTTGTTTAGTCCGATGCTCATCGCAGAGTGAAAAGCTTTTCCATTCTCCTCTATAGATCGTGACAAAGCTGTCGCAGAGTTACAAACCGGCACAGCATCAGAATGCCCTTTCTCTCTTTTAAGAATCTGAATCTCTTCTGCTTTCTTCACTAGCTTTTGAGCATTTGTCGCAGTTTCCCAGAAGTCACGCCTTGCCCATTGTCTGACAGTAGCTTCTTTTATCCCATGAAGTCGCGCCGCCTCTTTTAGAGACCCGGTGGCGAGATAAGTTGCCCTGACTTCTTCCCTGCTAATTGTAAGACGAGATCCCATATGTAAGACAATGAATTTGAGAGCGTGACAGAGTATTTGTCAAGAATTTAAGTTGTGACAGAGAAAACTTTTTCTCTTTTATTTTTCGACAATAGGGAAGGGAAAGCGTATTTTTATCTTATGATTCCTTTGAATTCTCTCTCTAAATCCTCCCGCTTCTATCTCGTTACCAGTTTTGAATCTGGTCTTCCTCACGCTCGGGAGATGCACTTTGACCGCTTCAACCTTAAAAAAGGCACATGTAGGGTGTCTGATTATGGGTATATGATCCCAGGGTTGACTTTCGAGTGTACTTTAGAAGCAATTTCCAAGAAGGCATTCCCCACAAGGGAAGAGGCCATGAAAAAGATTTCCTCCCTAATGAAGGGGAAGGAATAACAAAACAAAACATGAAAACTACACTTGAAACCCTCGCCGGATTGCTTGTCCTTTCGGCATTGTTCGCAATCTTTGCCATTTATCTATTCGCATAATGAATATCATAGAAAACCTAATAAACGGCAACATTTCAGACGCAAAAAGGAAGGCTCGCAACCGTTCTTTCATGTGGCTAATCTCACAAGGGGAGAGCATGGGGCTTGATCCCTTGGAAAGATGGAAAACGGCGGCATTTCTTAAAGGAATGATTGATTGGAAAGAATACACTAACAACTAAACCAAAAATAAAACAATAAAACATCATGGAATCAATAATCAATCAAGTATTAGAGGAAACAAAGGAACAAAGGAGGAGAATATCTGAAACAATCGGGGAAAAGTGGGAAATGATTAATCTTTTAACATTGGCCCTTACTTATGTTGAAGAGGTGGAGGAGTTCAATCATCCCGAAAAGAGGAAATTGTCTGTCAAAATTAAAGAAATACTCAAGAAGTATAACTAAATAAAATAACTAAATAAAATAACATGAAATACACTAAACAGATGAGAATTGCAGACTTTTATAAGATGTTTTCAGACATGGGCTTCACCTATGAAGAAACGGAAATCTTGCGCCGCGCTGAAATGACGCTTCACCGCTGGCATGAGTTGGAATGCGGAGATGGTAACGACTACGGCACAAGCCGGAGCATAGAAAGGGACGAGGAAACGGGAAAGCCCTTCATGGTGACGCATTACAGGGACGGGAGGACATCTCGCCGAGCTTATCCAGACAAGGAGAAAGGAGCATTGCGCCGTGTTGCTGAAGTGCTGAAGGGAAAAGATGGCTTTTTCTATTATCAGCAAGGAGACCCGAGGGGATGCGCTCTGTATATCATACGCCACCGAGATATCCCAGAAGGGGAAAGTGTCCATGGGTTTTATTCACGAGGCATAGCAGTTTGCTACTAATTAAAGACCATGAAAAGACCGCATATCAAATCAAAATTGGAACACTTACCCCCTTTTGAAAGGGGATTTTTCACTGCCGCATTTTGGACGGCAGACGATGAAGCCCCCGGAGGCATGGACTATCGAGACACGGGAAACGCTAACGACCACTGGCAAAGGCTTTGCCCTATATCAAAGAAAGAAATGATGTATCGCCTCCACGACTGGCAAATAGAAAACGCGGAATTACTGGAGCAAGCTGGCGACGATGAGCAAAACGGCCATGACCTCTGGCTAACTCAAGGAAGACACGGGGCAGGATTCTGGGACAGAGGATACGGGGAAACGGGAGAAAAACTAACAGAATCCGCGCACCAGTTCGGGGAATGGCATTGCTCCATTTCAGATGAGGGCGTTTTTATTGAATGATTGAGGAAATAATAAACGCCGCATGCGTCTTGCTTGTAATGCTTTTACTTGTAACCCTAGCGGCCTTAAGGATCATCTAAAGGCATAAAACCAATAAAAGCCCCTAGAGTAAAATCTAGGGGCTTTTATTTTGCCAAAATATATAACAAATAGAAAAATAAATATATAAATAAAAAAATAAATCCAATAAAAAAATTATTTAACTTCAATTTAACTTCTGTAAAAATCCCTTCCGATCTATCCATCCAAAAGCTGACTAGCTCTAGCAACTAGCAAATTACCATAAACTTACGACTAATTTTATGGGGCGCATTTTTCATTTCTATTTTATGGGGCTTTTCTTCATTCGCTTAAAAACCTCACTTGCTTTTCTTTGGCAAGTTGGGCATTGATGCGGATTGCATTTTGTTTGACAACTTGGGCAAGCGTTTTCTTTTACCAAAGATCCTATCGTAATTCTCCAGATATTTCTTTGAGTTACAGGATCTAGGGGTATCTCCCTTGCCAGCTTCGTAATAAGGTACGCCTTTCATTTGCCCTCCTTGAGCTTTTGGATCTCGTCGCGGAGTTTCTGAAGCTCATCGGCAATATCTCTGTTGATAGACTCTTGAAGTCGCATCCAATGGTGGAAGTGTTCAGTTGAGTTCTCTAATACTATTTTTCCAACGGGGCCGATTTGTTGCGGGCCTTGGGTAAATTGGTTGGGAAACATATTTATTTTTCTTTTAGCTTCTGGATCTCGTCGCGGAGAGTGTTGATTTGCTGAAGCAAATAACGGATGGCCCGTGCCGTATGGGCGCATGACCATTCAATAGATTCGATGTCACCCTCCAGCGGCACATCACGCAACCTTTCCAGTTGCCGATAAAGCATATCGCCATCCATGCTGTATTCTGATCGCTGAAGCGGAGTGATTGCTTCATCCGCAATCTCAATCGCTCGGTTCAGAAGCTCACGGAGCCTCTCGACCTCGTTGTCGGGTGTCTGTGGTGGGTTCATAGTTTAATCATCCTCTTCGCTTGTTCGATAAGCTCGGAATCAATTTGCTTTCCGTAATCACGCTTATGATCATCGTCAGCTATAATCAGCTTCAGAATAGCCCTTAAACTGCTTACAGTAGTCTCTAGGTCATACCTCTGGTTCTCCATCCATTGAAGTTGTTTCTTGAGGCATTTAATGCGGAACATGGGGTCTGGTTCCATGTCCCGCCCTTGATTGATCTCTTCGCTCATTCTTTGTTTACGATTGCAACGTAAGTTGACAAGGCAAGGATGCCACAGATGACGATTGCTAATGTCATTTCATTGACTCCAGAATCTTTTCTGCCCTGCACAGGAGGCAGTTCTCCTTGTCTTCCTCGTCCCCTGCCCCGTGGTTTAGTCCGTTCTCTTTGGCAAGCACTCCAAGTAGGAGATACATATCACCAAGCAACTGCCACATATCGGGAGCCTTGGAGAATAGCTTTGCAAACTTAATGGACTCACCAATGTCGATTGAATCGTCAATGGTTAGGACTACTCGTCCGTTAGCGTCGAGAACCGTATCTGCGTCGGGGCGCAGGGGGAACTCCATCGGGACTCGGATGTTTGTCTGGTCAATGCCAGCGGGGATAATGATGCTCATATTTCAGTTGTTGGTTGCTGTTGTGTTAGTCGCTCCTCTGGGAATATCCGCTGACGAGCTTGGGATTCAGTAAAGCCTACCATTTGAAGTGATTCAAGCATTATTTCATCTGGAATATCCTCGTATGGAGTTTGAACATATTTATCTAAATGATTCCATCTTTTTCCATTCAGCCTTCCTCCGAAGAAATCCCACCAAATGATTTTTGCTGTTGCTCTCCTCCTGTCAACTGGAAGCATTTCGATTTGTTCAAGCCACTCTTCGGGAGTTCTTTTATTCATCGGTTGTAGAAATCTAGGATTGTTTGAATTTCATCTGCAATTTGCTTTGTCTTGCCAAATGAGTTCATATTCTTGATCTCATCAAGAGATTTCAAAAGAGACATTATTTGGCTTTCTAGGTCTATGATCTTTTCTTCAGATTTCATTTTCAGCGTTGTGGATGTCTTTCTTTGTTACCTTGATGGATAGGTTGTACATCCAAAGCTCAAAGTTATCTTTATCGTCTCTCCATTTACGAGCGAGGAACTCCAGCATCTTTTGCTCGACATGGTGCTTGTAGAGCCATAGTCCAAGGATATACGCCCCTGTGCATCCCACCGCTCCAAAGATAAGTACAAATGTATTCATTTTTCGTGGATAACAATCACTTGAGTTGTGGGATATGATTTTGGTTCAGACCAAATAGCATCATAATAATGTTGCATCATTGTGGAGTAGGCAGTTGGTACTGACTGCTCTCGCTGTTCTGGATAAACAGAATATAAAGAATAAGGATCGTAACGACGCTCCCTGCATCCCTCTAGGTAGTCGTCTGCCTTGAGGGGGTGACCAAGAAGGGCGGCGACTGCCAGCCCGTATGATGCGGCTTTGTAGTTCATTTGTTTTCGATTTCCTTTTTAGCGGCAGTTGCAATGTGCATGAGTTCCTTGGCGCGAGGAACTGAAATGAGGATTTCATCAAGACCCATGCGCTGTGCCATTTTGATTTGGCAACGGATGAGTGGTTCGACTGCGTGGACTAACAGGTGTGTTGTTTTCATTGTGTTTGTTTTATTTTGTTTTATTTCTTGTTCCATTCGGCGTGTAGCTTTCTGGCGCAGGAAAGGTAGTACCGATTCAAATTGAATGCGGCTTGTGCAAAAGTTGCGAGACATTTTTCTGGAGAATCTTCTGGCTGTACATCAGATGACATATCATCTCCAAATTCTTGTTTCCATTGCTTGCAGAACTCTTCCATGAAATATGCGAAATCGCAGTCTTCCATGTTGTTTCGGTAGAACTCTAGTGGCTCGAATATCTTTTTCATGTGTCGTGTTTTAGCAGGGCTGGTTGATTCCCTTGAGATGAGTCTTTCAAATTCTGATCCAATGTCAAAATTTATTTTCAATTATTTTTTATCGACTCTGGAGCCGCATAAACACTAGATCTAAAAGGAGAAGCCCTCCTTGCGGAACCAATCGCAGGAGGGCTTCGGGGGCATCATTGGTGTTTCATAAGGGAACGTGAAACCCCGTTCTGGGATCTCCCCAGATACCATGCCAATGATTAAAATTTAGACTCTCTTTGTTTTACATGGTGTTCTGCATGATGCTTTGAGCAAAACCAAATTACATCCAGAGGCTTTGAGTAATCTTCGTGGTGAGCTTCGGCTTTTGAGCCGCAAATGCAACACGGATGCCTGTGAATTTTGCCGCTTCGCAATGCATTTGAAACTTTCCAATGAGCTTTTCTTTTTTCTGGGTTTCGTTCGCAATAATCATTTTTTGATTTTTGGGATTGCCGTGACGGAATTCCGTTTTCCCTATATTTCCTTGATTTTTCCCTGTGCCTTTTTCTTTCAGAAATCAACCATTTAGAATCTTGTTCTTTTATTTTTCGTCTTTCTTCTGAATCAATCCTAGCGCATTTCTTGCACTTGTTTAAGTGACCATCAGCCATCATCGGATGTTTGTAATAATCCGACAATGGAAGATGGAGTCTGCACTTAAAACATTCCTTCATGGCTTTATTCAAAACCAAAACGGAAAATTATTCAATGTTAAAATGGAATCCCATCAACATCGTCTTCAGCTTGTGGGGCGTATCCGTTAGACTTGGACTGATTATGAGCGTTAGGGGTGTATGCCTTCTTCTCACGAGGAGGGCCAACCTTGATAGACAGGAACGGCTTCCCTGCCTTGCTGGTCTTTTCCCATAGGGAAATCTCAAAATCTTTCCCCTCGACATTTAGAGGGCCAGAGTATTGAGGAGCCTTGGGATTTGGATTGTCCTTCTTGAAGGCCGCTCCACTATTTGTGTTATCGTATTGCATTGTGTGTTGTTGTTTAGTTATACCTTTCATCGAATCGCAATAAGTGACTCTTGAAGGTAAGAGGAATACTAGCTCTGGGGCAGGCTCTCGCAAGCTTTATATTTAGAAACCAATCATCGGTAACTTTCTCATCTTGAGAGACTGTCAAGAACAAATCACAGTCGTGTTCGATTGCCCTTGACTCACGAGAGGCTCCATCGGAGTTCAACTGCGTGAGGGCTAGGATCACGATGTTGCACTCCTTGGCAAGCATCTTGAGGGTTCTGGAAGCTTCTGCAACTTGACGCTCACGAGAGTCTGTCCTGTTGGTCGGCTCAAGAAGCTGGATATAGTCAACAACAATCATCTTGACATTGTTAACGGCAACCATCCTGCGAACAGCGGCACGAAGCTGAAGGCAGTTGATAGAGCTTTCATCACGAATCCACATAGGAAGTCCAGCAACCTTGTTGGCCCCCGTGGATAGCTTCTGCATGAAGTCCTTTGTGATTCCCTCTTCACTTGTCAAGGCAGATAGATCAACTCCTGCTACTGATGAGATAAGCCTGTCCATGAGTTCCCCCTTGGACATTTCAAGGGATATAATTCCAACTGGGTTTTGGGAGATCCCTGCTGTACGCATTGCTATATTAAGAGCAATCGTTGTCTTGCCTCCCTTTGTGGGTGCGCCAATAACAACTAGCTGTCCAGAACGGAAGCCTCCCGTGAGCTTGTCTAGCTTGTCAAACCCCGTGGAGATACCAAGGAGCTTTCCTCGGTTTTTGGTCATCTGGTCATACTCTTCAAGACGCTGGATTGCGATCTCTTTTACGCTTTCGATTCTGGATGCTGACTCTGCATCGGCGGCAACGGCTACCAAAGCCTTCTGGACTACCTCCGACAACTCTCCAGCCATTGCAGGATTGTTGGCAGATTCAATGATCTTTTCAGCGGCAGAGATTGCTAGTCGTGCCGTGTGCTTGTGGCGCAGTATCTCAAGATAGCTCTGCCAGTTGGAAGTGACCGCAGGGGCTAGAAACGCCTCCGTAAGGATTGCGGCTCCACCGATCATGTCGAGGGTTCCATTGTTGGACATATGATCCGTAAGAGTTACGAGATCGCAGTCTTTGCCCTCTTTCCATAGATCCAAAGCAGACTCAAAAATCCTCCTGTGGTCTGGGTGAAAGAAAAGCTTCGGGCTGGCAGTATCAGCGGCCTCGTTAAGGATGCTGATGTTCTGGATAACGCAGGAGAGGAACGCCTTCTCTGCGTCTATTGCCTGTGGGATTTCGTTTGGCATGGGTTTAATTTTAATGATGGTAAAAGTTCGTTGTATTCTCCGTCTCTGAAGTATTGCATCCAGTAATGAATGGCTTCGGATTCTGTGCGCTTCTTGCTTCCAGATGCTACGCCCCAAAGGCCAAGTTTGCAGTCAATAGCCTTGCCATCCTTTGATCGGTTAACGCAACTATCAAACATGGCAAGGGCTACTTCGCTTTTCATGCTTTCTTCTTCCTCTTTGGCTCCGGCTTGGCGGCTTGCAATGCCCAGTAAAGGTCAACTTGCTTCTGGAATACAAACCATTCTTTCGATAGGTCTTCGCGCCAGACAACTTCAAAGTCGCCTTCCTCTTCCTTGCCAATGCGAACGATGGCAACTGAACTAATCTGGTTCTGGAAATACTCATGCGTTCGCAAAACCCAACAAGGATCATTAAAAGCACCGCTTTCTTTTTGATTGCTGTTCCATAAAGCAGAATAACCAGCGCATTGCCTCCAGTAAGAATCGCTAATCTTTTTGGATGTCTTGAAGTCAATTAGGTAGTGATCTCCGCTGGAGCGTTTGGCAACAAGATCAATCGTTCCTCCGTAGCGGTAAACCTCGTTGACCAACTGGATCTCGGTTGCAACTTTCTCAAGGTTCTGATCCTCCCACCAATCTACAAACTTGTTGTAGCATAGGAGAGCCTTATCAATGTCCTGCTGGCTGTAGTCCTCAAGATCGGCGACTTGCCCATTGAGATAACACTCAATCAAGAAGTGGGCGATAGTGCCAATGTCGGCGGCCTTGTCTCGCTCCTTGCGGTAGTCCTTGCCCTCTCGACCAAGGTTCCAAGCCCAATGGATCAATGCTCCGGCATCGTCTCCAAGCTTGCAAATCGTGCTTCCTCCCGGCACTTGGGTTCCATCGGCTAGATGGTATTTTTGATGGGGTGCATTACGCACCAGTTTTGTTTTTTCCATCCGCTATTGGTACGACGACTCGATCTCGTTGTCCAGAACATATTTTTCCCAATCGTCATCATTTTGTGTTTGACTTCCAGTAGCATTGCCTAGCCCGTTCTGGTTCACAAAAAGCTCGACAAGCAGGGACAGAGCATCAGCCCTATCGGGAGAGTTTCCCTTGGTGCGCTTCTTCAAATCCTTCTTCGATTCCAACAAGGTCTTCTCATTTTTAAGTGAGTAGATACGAGCGCATAGCTCCCTAGCAGTTTGATCGTCCATCCCTCTCATGCGTCCTGCCATGACAACAACCTTAATCTGACTCCATAGTTGCGTGACTCGATTGCTATAGACTTGCTTGGCTGGTCGAGGGTCTTCCACGCTGATTGGAGCGTCTGTAGCGGCTCCACCAAAGCTCACACGCAGGAATCCATTATGCCATCTCTGGCTGATAATATCAGCGATACCAGCACCAGCACCCGTTGCGTCAAGAGCAAAATCTTCTGGCTCTACTCCTCGCTTCTCAAGCTCGTTAATCGTTTGATCTGCCACTTGGTAGAACAGCGGGTAATTGGGGTCGTCCATGAGATTAAGTCGAACTACCTCCGTTAACTCAATCATCACTTGGTTGTCATCAGCCTTGCCCACCCTTGCAAATCGCAGGATACAATCGTCACCATCCGTAGTGAATGCTGGATCAAGAGCGGCAATAGTCTTAATGCCTCCACCAGCCCAGATGACTTTCTCCCTAGCCTTTCCTTCGGCAATCATTGCGCTGTCAAGGATAGTATTCCTTGCGCCAGACTTGCTCCACATTCCACGGCAATAGCTATTCCATTCTAGGCTTCCCTCGCCAAAGTTCTTGCGGATGATCTCCACATTGTCTTGGGAGAACAGATAAGGATAAATGATTCTTCCTGCCTTGACATTCGGAGACTTCAATCCATCAAACCTAACGCAAACACCAGACTTGGTTTCCCAATGCTCATCATCATCTCCAATGCTTCCCCACCCCATACGAGGCTCACAGAATAGTCCATGAGGATCGAACATGGATGATGCGTTAGCGATTGCAATGAAATGATAAAAGTCCGTACCCACTTCCAAGTTCGCCCTAGCAGAGAATACGGCTGGATTGGTCTGTGCCGCCTCGTCAACCATGATAACCATGCGGGGAAGGTGAACACCCTGTAACTTACCTACGGCTTGTTCTACAGCCCCAGAATCGACGGCAAGGGCTATGATAGAGCTTCTATCGTCTCCCTTGGAGAACTGGATCTTGGTCTGCGAGTCCACGACATTTAATCCAAATAGAGGAACACAAGGACGTACAAACCTCATCATTTCAGACCAGATGCGACCTCGGAGGGAGGGAACAGTTGTCGAGGTTAAGGCAACGCGAGTTCCCATTGGTCTAGCCAAATACTCGACTAGGGACAGGAGGGTGAATGTAAAGGTCTTTCCAGCCGCCGCACAGCCAGTAACCCCAATCTCCCTGTAGCTCGTCCATGCCCAAAGAGCTAATTCATTCCAATCGTTCCATGACTTAATCACATCGGGCCATAGCATTGCGATACAATGCTTGATATGTTGACCCCTGCTTATTCCGCTTATACGAGAGGGGTCAGCATCAGCCACCATAAGCAACTCTATCTCAAGTTGCGTTATGGATGGATGCTGGCTGAAGTCTAGTCCGTAAGTCTGGAGCTTCATGGAAATTGGGCCGTCTAGGTAATGCTCCTAGCCAACCGTTATGGTATCGGATTTACAGTCCGATCTGCGTCTTTAGCAGGATAACGACCCTATTGATTAGCGAAGCTGTGCGCGGATAGCGTCAAGAGCAGACTTGGGCTTGCCACGGGTTTCGCCTTCCGTATCGGAGACAGATCCCTTGGTAATCCTTGGCTGGACTTTAGAATCCTGTGCCGCCCGGCTCTTGTACTTGGAAAGCTCTGCTTTGAGCTTCTCGTTCTCGGCGACAGCCTCCCTTGCGATAACGGCAAGGAATGGGGCGACGGTCATCTCATTAACGGAGGCATTGCCATGAATTATGTTCTTTGCGGCTTCAATACGAGCGTTAACCGCCCTATCGTGTTCCTCATCGCCAGTTAGCTTGAAGAACTCACTCTTCTGCGCTAGGTGGCTCTTAACTCGATCAAAGTTCTTATTGATCGTATCTACTGTATGGAGTTGCTGTTGCTGTTCAGCTTGAGCGATCTGATTCGCAGTTGTTCGATAATCTGTGAGAGCATTTTCCAGACTTCCCCGTTTAGCATCGGCATCGTTAACAAGTTGGAGAAATGCGGCTGAAGCCGCACCACCCCCGAAGGATTCGTCAATGAAGCTAATCCTTTCACGCCCCTTGAGCGATAGAGCTTTCTCTGCAATGCTCTCATCCTCGCCAATCTCCTTTGCGAAATCTTTAGCCTTGCTAATAGCATCTTGGTACGGCTGTTCATATTTCTCCTTGAATTTAGGGGAACGCTCAAAAGCAGTACGCTCAAGCTCTCCCTCTAGTTTCTCAAGCTTCTCACGATACGAGGCAACCTCGCTGTCCTTTGCCTTGAGGGATTCCTCATAAGCCTCTGCCTTCTTGCGAAGCTCTGCGATGTTATCCTCTTTGGACTTCTTGCCCTTCGGCTTATCCTCAACAACTGGCTCTGGGTCTTTGAATAGATC